TGGATCGTAGATACAAAAGATCCTATTAAGAATCCACTTGACGATTTTGATGAGGATGAAGATTAAGCGTTGGCTAGTAGTCTCAGACTTGCAAGTCCCATACCAACTGGACTCTGCAATTATCAATATGAAGAAGATGGTGAAGCGTGAGAAGTTTGATGCTGTACTGGTGGTCGGCGATGAAATGGATTTCCAGACAATTAGCCGTTTCAGCGATGGGACACCTTTGGCTTATGAGCAGACCATTCACGATGATCGTGAGTTATGCAAAGAAATCCTGTGGGACTTGGGAGAGTACAGCCGTGAAATGCATATTGTCAGGTCTAATCATAGCGATCGCTTATATAACACTTTACTAAAAGTCCCTGGCTTAATCAGCTTGCCAGAGCTGCAATACCCTAAGTTTATGGGTTATGCCGAGATGGGTATGACCTATCATAAGACAGCCTATGAGTTCCATCCTGGCTGGGTCTTGGCTCACGGAGATGAAGGCAGTATGAGTCAGCACGCTGGAATTACAGCCCTTAACTTAGCAAAAAAATGGGGTAAAAATTGTGTTGTGGGGCATAGCCACAGAATGGGCGCCAGCACCTTTACAGAAGCCATAGGAAGCCATTACAGGCCTATTACAGGCATAGAGAGTGGGAATCTATGCAATATGAAAAAAATGTCTTATATCCGCTATAACAGCGCAAATTGGCAGAATGGCTTTGCTATACTGGAAGCGTCTAAAAAGGGGTTAACACCTACGTTAGTCCCAGTCGACCCGAAGGATGGCTCATTTACAGCTTTAGGCAGACACTATGGGGCTTAATACAGAGTACGTCGAACGCACTATCGATGACCATATCGATGACTTCGATGATATTAACGTTATCTAATCGTTATACAAAAAACGCCCTAAATCATCCACAAAGTCGTACACAGGTGCAACACTATGCCTGTGCCACAAAGTATGTGCGCATAGATTGGGCTACAAAATGACACTTGAAATAGCAATATATTTATTTATAGGGCTGAGTATGGCTTCTTGGCTACTACTTATGCGGATTGATGATATGAAGCAGTCTTACTATTGGAGGGGCCGTAAGGATGGCTTCGATATGCACCGCAGGATGATTCAAAACAAAATAAAGTCAGATGAGGTATTTGACTATGACAAAAACTGAGAAGCTGCTAGCAGATGTTGTCGACCTGGTGCATACAAGGGGATCGGTCTATGGTCACCCTTACACAAACCATAAAAGGATCAGTGAATTGTGGTCGGCATACCTCGACCATCCAGTTACGCCTAGTCAAGTCGCATTATGTATGGCGCTCGTCAAGGTTTCTAGGCTTACTGAGTCTCCAGGCCACAGTGACTCGATCATCGATGCACTTGCTTACATTTCGATATACCAGACAGTCCTTGATGCAGAAGCCGACATCAATTTTACCTGGGGGGATGACTAATGGCATTTAATTTAGCAGATTACGAAACAGTCGAAAGCCGACTAGAAAAGTTTTGGAAGGAGTATCCAGATGGAAGAATCGCTACAAAGATTGAACAGGCCACAGACACTAGATACATTGTTAGTGCTGAACTATTTAAGACAGAAGCCGATGCTAAAGCGTGGGCGAGTGGGCTTGCTAGTGAAAGCATTAGTGATCGGGGTGTCAATTCAACTTCTGCATTGGAGAATGCTGAGACTTCAGCGATCGGCAGAGCGCTTGCAAACGCAGGTTATGCAGCTAAGGGTAAGAGGGCTAGTCGAGAAGAAATGACAAAGGTTGCAACTTATTCACCACCAGGATCTAGGGCTAGAGCCGTAGAGGATGTGTTAAGACAGTCCTTTGCGGTGGATAACAAAATAGATGATCCAGTGAAGTGGAATACAGATGGAGTACAGATACCTGAGCCACCTAAGCCACCAACATTATGTTGCGAATATGGGCACACACTCAGATCTGGTTCGAGTAAAACAACTGGTAAACCATACTATGGCTACGTTTGTCAAAATGGCATAAAAGAACACGCAGTCTGGGCTAAGCAAGATGCAACAGGCGCTTGGTACTTTCCGAAAGACAAAGGGGGTGAATAAATGGGATATGTTGAAATTATACGTGATGGGTTCACTCTACGTTTAGAAGATGATAAGCGAACCCTCACGCCATCGATTGACCTATGTGTAGCTTGTAATGATGACAGGCTAATACATTCTGGTAATTTCTTGGTTTGCACTCAGTGTCACTGTAGGCAATAAGAAGTTTATCATAATGCACCCACGATTTCGATGTAACGGCTGCAAGCGTGATACCGAGTTCTTATGGCTGAATGAAATAGATACGCCAGAAGGATTTAAGGCTTATCAGTGTATGGACTGTGGTTGCGTAGGCATTAAGAATGTGGTAGAGGCTTTGCATATACCTGACTCAGAGATATGCAGATGTGATAAGTGTGGTGGTTGGAAGTTTGAAGCCGTGGTCTGCCACACTTGCCAACTGATTGGAGCGAAGTAATGCCAACGTATGAATACAGCTGTAATGAATGCGGCACGTATGGATCAGTGCATAAATCTTATGATGATGATATTAGCCCTATGAATTGTCCTAAATGTGATTTACAAATGAGCAGAATTTACTCAGCACCTGGGCTTATATTCAAGGGTGATGGATGGGGCAAGAATGCCTGAGGCCACAGCTGAGGACTGGGCTAAACAAAACAAATTACGCCAAGAATGGTTAGCAGCTAATCCCGATGCAGAATATGAAGGGTGGATGTCTATATGAATGGTTGGGATGAGAGTTGGCTTGAAACAGAAGATTTACAAATCGTAAAATTTCACGCTCGATTTGACAAGCCGTGCTAGGCTCTAGTGAAGCAGTGGCTCACAAAGCCACAAGGCGAGCCCGACAGGGGCAGCTCGCAAGGTGCTGGCTAGTTGGGATCGCTCTATTCATAGTTAATCTTTGCTTTGTAAAGACTAATTCCGTTGCAGCTAATAAACCAATACATTACAAGCAATATGCATTTATACAGCTTAATCATTCATTTACTGAGTTTTACTGTTTGGATGAGCTCTATAATCGTGAGTCACGTTGGAATCCAAAGGCACGTAATGGCTCACACTATGGCATACCACAAGGTAGGTCTAAGTACTTGGCTACTGTTGATGGGTTTAAGCAGATAGACTGGGGTATCAAATATAACTATGCACGTCACGGTTCTATGTGTAATGCGTTAAATCACTTCAAGATTAAAGGATGGCATTGAGTAAACGTGCAATAGGTAGTGGCAAGTGGAAGAAAATACGCATCACTGTATTAGATCGTGATGGTTGGCAGTGTGCTATCTGTAATAGACCAGCAGACACAGTAGATCACATCTTCCCACGCATAAAGGGTGGCGATATGTGGGCATTAGATAACTTGCAATCGCTGTGTAAATCGTGTAATAGCCGTAAAGGTGGGCGTTTTTTTAGCAGCAAGGCGACCCCCCCTGTCTTTTCTGACTCATCTCTCCCTGAAACAGTCCGAACAGTGCCAGATTCACCATTTAATAAACCTGATACGCTTAACTTCGATGCAGAATGATGCGGAAGTAAAACAGACGCCACGAGGGGTCGGGCTAATTGGCAGCACTGAGCCTAGAATCCACACGCCTTTACTTAAAGGCAAGTCCAAAGCACAAGAAGTAGCAGACTTAGCTGAGAAAATAGGCTTACCTTTAATCCCCTGGCAACGCTGGGTGCTAGATGATTTGTTATCTGTGGATGATGCTGATACCTGGCGCAAGAAAACAGCACTAATACTTGTAGCACGTCAAAATGGCAAGACTCACCTGGCCAGAATGCTTATCTTGTCACATTTATTCTTATGGGGCAGCAAGAATGTCCTGGGTATGTCTTCTAACCGCAATATGGCATTAGATACCTTTAGGCAGGTTGCTTACACAATAGAAGATAATCAATTCTTAAAAGATCAAGTAAGACAGATACGCCTGGCTAATGGTCAAGAATCTATTAGCCTACTTAATGGGGCTAGGTATGAAATTGCAGCAGCTACACGAGATGCACCACGTGGTAAGACCGCAGATTTTCTGTATATCGATGAGTTACGTGAGTGGACACAAGAATCGTTTACAGCTGCACTGCCAGTCACACGTGCAAGACCTAATGCGATGACCTTAATGACAAGTAATGCTGGTGATGGATTTAGTACAGTGCTTAATGATCTAAGAGAGCGTTGTCTATCATATCCACCTGACAATTTAGGCTTTTATGAGTACAGCGCACCACAACATTCTAAAATAAATGATCGCAAAGCCTGGGC